CCGACCCATGGCGTCGGTATGTTCGTCTGAATGTTGCCGTTGGAATAGCCGAACAGAAACGACGAGAAATGAGGCGTGCCGGTGAGGTGCCCAACGCCGGCGCTTACCTTGACATTCGCCTGGCTGCCGACCGCGATAAAGTTTGTGGCCCCGCCGCTGATATAGTAATCCTGCCAGAACTGTATGTTTCCGCCGCTATCCTCGGCGTGGATTTGCGCCGCACTAGCCGGTCCAAAATCCACATCACCAAACACATTGATTGCGCCGCCAAGTTGCGCGAACAGTGTGGACTGGCAGCCCGTGGCGTTGCCTGTGAGCCGCATGCGCGCCACGCCGACTGTCGCGTATTCACTCGCTCCGACCGTATAGCAAACGCCGCCATCACCTGAGATAGTCGTGTTGCCGGAGCCATTGCCGAGCAGCAGAACCATGGACGGCCAGACAGTACCTATTGCTGGGATCGGGACGGTGTTCAGCCCGTTGGGAACGCCGCCGCTCACCATCAGGCTTTCAGCCCAGGTCCCCGTTCCCAGGAAGTTCACCACGACGTTTCCGTTTGGGCTGCCATACATCAGGGCGTGGGTGACGGCGTAATTGATCGTCTTGCAAGGAGCGCCAGACCAGTCGCAATCGGCTGTGTCCACGCCCGTCTTGGCGACGTAAAGATTGACATCAGCGGCATGCGCCGATGCACTCGCCAACACCCCGGCAAGACAAAGTTCAGATAAGCCGAATCGCACCGATGAATCCGCCAACCGTGACTGCACCGCCCGTGTACTGGCCTAATGCCGACAAATAATACGTAGTGGTCGAGACGGGGACGACAATCTGCACACCAACCGGCAAGACGTTGATGTTGCTGGCCGTGAGGCCAACCGTCAGACCTGCGAAACCTCCGGCATTGGGCCGCGTCGGGAATGTGGCGCTCGTTGTACTCAACCATCCCTGCAGCGAACTATAGGTAGTCGTATTGTCACCGAACTCCACGTTGCCGTAGAGCAGCCACGTCCCGGCCACCAGGCTGATACTGGTGACGTTCGTGGCGGTGTTGTTCGCCAAACTGACGGTGCCAAGAGCCTGATTGGATGAGACGATGGTTCCAGGAATACCCGGCGAGCCAGCAGGCCCCTGCGGACCCGTGGGTCCCGTCGCACCCTGCGGTCCTGCGGGTCCCGTTGGCCCAGGCGGCCCACCTCCAAGCGCAGCAATGGCTGCTGTCGTCGCCGTTGAATCGGGGTCAAGCGGGTAGTCGAAGACGTTCAGCAGATGAACGAGTTCCGTCCCCGTCAGCGCCATATCAGGCAGCTACCGGCGGCCGCAACGGGACCACGTTGCCCATAGGCGGTCCTCCGTTGTGGCCCATCATCGGCGCTGGCATGAACTGCGGCGGTGGCGGCCCAATCTCCGGCACCGGCAGCAACTGCGGATATCCCGTAATCATGGAGATCGTCTTCGGATCGAAGTGCTCGGCAATGACTGCAGCAATCAGCCGGATCAGATCGCCGGCAATCCGCGCTACGGCCCGTTGCTGCGGCTGGATGCGCCGCGTCGAGAAATTCGCCTTCAGCTGCTGCGCGCCCATCGTCTCGTTGGGATTGGTCTGGCCGCGCATGATGTCGCCAATGCCGGTGATCTCGTAGAGCAGATCCTTCGTCTTGTCCCGGGCAGCATAAAGCTGGATCAACGTGTCAGCGATTTCCTTGATCGGCATCCACTGGATGAAATTCGACAGGCCGCCCTTGTCCTGCCATGCCGACCAGTTCTCGACCGGGATCAGCTTGTTCTCGGTGCCCTCGTCAATCAATTGCTGCACCGTTGACTTTTCAGAGCCTGGGTAGATGCCAGAGACCTTCAGCGCCCGGGTCAACGTGTCGATGCGCGCAGTCAGCGTGTCCAGCTCGTGGGCCTGATCCTGATACTCGGTGTAATCAGGCACCGGAATGCGCTTGTCGTTCGTGACCGTGGCCAGCAGCGGATCGGGGCCAGGAAAGAAATTCGGCAGCCGCAGGGGATCGTCCACGCGATCCAGAATGAGCCCGGGCGTACCCGGAGCTAGCCATACCACCTCAGACTTCGTCTTGTCCCAGTATTCATGGACGATCGCCTTCTTGAAAATGTCGGGCGGCGTCGAGGACTTGTCCGGGTTTTGCTGGTTGCTGCCCTTCGGCGTGAAGTCGAGATTGACGCGCTTACCTTTCCTGGCGCCAAACCGGGCAACCAACTGATCCCGCGTCATGTAAGCCTTGTATCGGACCCACGGGACCTCACGCCATGTCCTGGCTGGCCCCTCTCGGTAATCTTCCCAGTAGACGTAGGTGGCGATGGCTTCCTCGTAGACCACTTCCCGCGTCGGTTCGGCCTGCGTCTCAGCGTCGCCTGGATTGTCCACGTCAACGGGAGCACTCTCGGCCTCCTCGAACTCAACGTCAGGCGGCGGAATCGGATCGCCAAAGTGCGGGACATACATGACTCGCGGCACGCCACGCCCAGGCAGCAGCCGGTCCTGGACGATCGCTTCCATGACCGAGTCAAACTGACTGTTTTCCAGTGAATAAGAGATAGCGCGTTCCAGGAGGATGCTCGCGAGGCGCCCGGTGTCGTCCTGGTCGAGCCAGCGGCGCTGAACATCAGGCTTGGGCGTGCGAGCGTAGAGAGTCGGAATTAGTGTCTGAACGTTGGACCACAAGATGTTGAAACGATGGACAGATGTTCCGGTCTGCGGGCGTTCGTCACGGTAGCGCTGAATTATTTTACGCCCTTTGCGGTGCCATTTTTCCTCCTCGCGGCCGGCGATCTGGTCCTCGCCAAGCCAGAAATCGAACAGCGCCTCATCCCCGGTCCCTAGATCTGCACGAGTATCAATCCGGTCGGTGCCGATGGATTCGCCAACGCCGCTAATACCCTCAGCCATCAAAATGCTCCGCGAGTCGTGCTATGACGTGCAGTTCCATCGGCGAACGAGCACCCGCGACCATCCATTTGTTCGCGACCCGATAAAGCACTGGCTTGGCATGCGCATCCGGTCCGTCCCAAAAGTCCCCGTTCGCCTTACGGACCCACCCAAATGGCAGCTCTTCTACCTTAGCCACCGACGCGTCTCGATCCGCTGGCCTGCTTCAGCATCGGGAACGGTTTTGGCTGCGGCGCCAGCGTGCCGTCAGGGCGGCGGGCAGGCGGCGGGAGGTCCGGCGCTGTCAATGGCGTTGGCGCGCTCGGCCCGGCAACGACGAGGTCCAACGCCTGCCGCAGCGCGTCACGTTCGGAGGTGAGGGAGGCTACCATCCGCATCAGATCGCCAATTGTGCAATCGGATGTAACGTAAGTTCCAGGCGGTAACGGCAATGAAGGTGACTTCGGCGCGGCCGCAGCCATGGCGCGGTAGATGGATGCGTACTGTTCGCCATCCAGATTGTAACCGAGAGCATCGGCATGGTTAAGCATGTTGAGCGTGACTTGCGCTGCAGGCTTGGCCGCATGCAGCCACGGGCTCTCATGCTCGACGAACCGATCAGCGCTCATGCCTTCTCTCCCGCCGCCTTCGCCACGTCCGCCCGCAGGTCCTCGCGCTTGTCCGCTGCCGTCTCCTGTGGCTCAACGCCGGCTCGCATCATCGTGACCGTCATGTGGTGCCGCGGCTCGCCGTCCACCTCGTGCGTTCCCGATTCGGTCACCTCGCCATGGCCACCCATCTCAACCTTGGTGCCGTGCGGTAGTGGCCCGTCGAGCCCCAGCTTGACAATGTGATCGTGCTCCAGCCGCACTGGCACGCCGTCGCGCTGCGAGCCGTTGCCCATCATGCCGTCTGCCTCGCTGGCGTTGCGCTCAGCCTTGGTTAGTTTCATTGAACGCATGGCGACCATCAGGAAAACTCCTTGTTGATTTCTAGCCAGTCGATCTCGACCGGATTGCCATGGTTGACCGTTGGATCACTGGCAAAGACGAGTTGGCTACGATGCCATTCCGCCCGCGCTTGTTGGTTATGGTTCCAATCTTCCGGCGTCCATGCGCCACAGAAAGGCACCATTCCCTGTCGCCGCCACTCGCGCTCCTTGCGGATTTCCTCATCGGCCTGAGGCTGTGTGATTGGGGTCATCAGATCCTCTGGTATCCGCCGCGACCGGCGGGGTTGGCGAGTTTGGTAGCCTCGGCAAACGTCATGTCCAGCGTGCCGCGCATCGGCTCGGTGGATTCCGGCTCGGCAGGAAGTTCCATTCGATCAAGTATTTGCCCGATAAGACCTAGCATGTCTACCTGATCGTCATGCCGTCCAACGGGAAAGCTCATCATTTCGTTGACGAGATCGGTCAACCACGGCGCGCCTTCCGGCACTCGCAGGCCATGGACGGCAATGCGCCCCCTGATCGACTGCGCCCGCACTGCCTTGTCAGACCGCGTCGGGAAGTCCTTACGAGCCACATAGGCACGCTGTTCCCGCATGGCGCGCATCAGGAACGGCCCAACGCCAGCGCGAATCTGCCCGGTCTCCTCGGCCCATCCCGTTGGCTTCCAACGCTTTACCAGATCGCAGAACGCCTGAACCCAGATGTCGGACGAGGTCTGAGCACGCCACAGGTCGAGCAGCCAAAGATCACCTTCGGAGTCAATACCAACCACGCCGTGGACAGTATAGTCTCCCCCATTACTTGTGACTGCATAGTCAGACGCGCCATATACTTTGAGGCTGGACCGTGGTGGCATGGCCGAGACGCGGATGATCCACTCACGCCGGAAGTAATCGCCGGACTCAGGTGCCGGGCGCTGCTGGTAAAGCGCGCTCCAGGTCCTCGGGTCGCGCTTGGCCTCGATCCGCTGGGCGTCAGTGAACCACTCGGGCCACAGTGGCTCGCCCAGAGTGCGGCCAAGGGGATCGTCCTCCTCCGCCTCCATCGGCAACCGCAGCACGTCCCAGTGTTGACCGCCGGAGCGCATGTCCTCCATCACCCGGCCGCCGAGGTCGTGTTCAGCCCATCGGGTCATGATCAGGACAACGCGGCCATCCGGCTTCAGGCGAGGCAGGAGATCCGACCGCCACCATTCCCAGTTGCGCTCTGACGTGGTCTCGCTGTCGGCGTCTTGCCGCGACTTTATGGGGTCATCCAGTAGAACGATGTTTGCCCTGTGGCCTGCGATAGCTCCGCCGATGCCTGTGGCAAAATATTCTCCCCCACCAGTGAGACTCCATTGGCCAGCCGAGGCATTGTCGCCCGACACCTCGATCCCCAGCGTCGCTGAGTGCTCCTGGATCATGTTCCGAACGCGCCGGCCAAAGCGCTCGGCCAGCTCGGCCGTGTGCGACGCGGCAATAACCGAATCGGTTGGATGGCGGTTGAAATACCACGCCGGAAACAGGATGGAGGCGTAGGTCGATTTGGCTGAGCCAGGCGGCATCAGGACCATCAGCCGCCTGATATCGCCACGCTCGACGGCTTCCAGCGCCTTGAGCAGCACCAAGTGGTGCCGGGCGGGCTTAAAGCCCTGGAAGCTGAGGGCTTCAATGCACCACGCCGTCAGGTCCTGACGAATCGATCGTCGGTGGAGGAGGAGCGCGGCTGCCTGCGAAGGCGATAGCGAGGAGAGCCTCATCCCTGGCGGCGGTAACAAGTCCGCGATGGTTGACGGTTGCATCTACGCTCGACAGGCGCGGGTGGATGTAGGGAGCGGCCAGCGCCGCAGCGGCCAGTTGGGCATCGGTCACTTTCTCGCCGTTGGGTAGCGGCTCATCGCGCATGCGGGCCAGGATGACCTGAAGCGGCAACAGACCGCCATCGAACGCCTCCTGCTTGGCCTGAGCGATGAGGGCACGCTTGACGATCGTCGCCTTGTTGGGCGTGCCTTTTGCGCGACCTCCTGGTCTTGTACCAGGCAGTGGACCACGTTTTCCCAAAATCTAGACCGCCGACCATTGTAGATATGCCTCATCCGTAGGCACATGCCCGCTCATTTGTCAAGAATCTCCTGCGTCCCGCTCTCCTGCGCGGCGCGGAGGCGGAGGAGTTCGGCGACAGCGCGGTTATGTGCATTTGACAACGGGCCAATCAGTTCCTGGGACATGTGCCGCTTGATCGCGGTTTCCACGACAGCGCGCTCGGCTTCCCTAAGTTCAGCGGCCTTGTAAGGGTCCGGCCACGTCTTGGCGTCTTCCATGATGCTCATCGCACCACCTGCCTCTCCACGGCCGCCAGGACGCGCTGTGCGGCGTCCGGGGATGCCGGGTATAGTTGGTAGCCATAGGCCCCTGAGCGGCCTCCCAGGCGCAGCACGACCGGCTCTCCGCGGGTGTTGCAGGCGACGGTGTAGCAAGTGCCGTCGAGGACGATGTTGCGGGGGTCGAGGGGGATGGGGTTGGCGGTCATGGTTTGGCTCCCTCGTTCTTATCGACCAGTTTGGTGTAATAATCCCAGATGCGTTCCAGGTGCTGGTCATATTGAGCTGCGCCGTGGGGCGTGGTTCGATCGTAGCAATCCTTAATGCCGTCTTTGGCGATCAGGTATTTCCGGTAGATTTGTTCTCGGGTCAGATTATTTTCGCTCATGTGCATTTTTCCTGTTGACAATGTCCGCCGGACCGGACATATTGTGTGCACGCCACGGGAACGGTCCCGGGCAAGATGGGAGAGACCCAGATGGCAACCACCACCACTCCACTTCCTTCCTTGATCAGGGCTTCTGCGTGGGATGCCGGCAACTTCCGGATGCGTAAAGCGAACCGTTCCAAATGGAACCGTGGTGACTTCAACGAAGCCGCCCAGACACAAGAGCGACTGATCCGCGCCTGTTACGGCTATGAAATCGATGGCCCCGATTCGAAGTGGTGCTTCATTCGCTTTCAGATCGCTGAGTCGATGGAGCGCGCCGGCCAGTTTCAACTCGGCGATGACATGAAGAAAATCTGGAAAGCAATCGATCTGACGCTGGCCGCAGCGCAGCGGGAGGGCTGAGACATGGCCTACACTGACAAATTCGGCACTTTCTTCGGCCGCCTTGATGCTGAGGGATACGTTGAAGTTTTTCACGCCGAAGACGGTTCTATAGCCATCCGACTGGACGCCAACGTTTACCCGCTGGATTCTTGGGTAAGTGCAAAGCATGAACATCCTGAAGGGATTGTGCTTCTGCGAGAAGACGCCGCACGGCTCGGCATCGAAGTCGAATGACCCGCACCTCTCGCCTCTCGGTGGCCCTTTCCGTTCTGCGGTGGGGGCCACTCGACGTTGCGACGCAGTGCGGGGTGAACGAACGGACGGTCCGTCGCTGGCTTGCGGGCGCCCAGGAGCCGCCTGAGAGGATCGTCGGGTGGTGTGAGTGCCTGGCGTCCTTCCACGCCGCTCACCCCCCTCCGTAGCGCCCGGACGGGTCATGCGGCTTCGGCTCCTGCCCAGTTGTCGTCCAGCGGCTCTGGCGACGCGGGTCCGTTGCCTGTGGCTGCTCCGATGGTGAGTTCCCAGATGCGGCGCACCTCGGCGCGGATCTCCAAAAGCTCTCGCTCGATCAGGCCGCCATTATGCGCCCATCCCAGCTGGTTCAGGTGCTCTGGGCCTGCGCCGGAGATGTCCGATAGCAGTTTCCCACACGAACAGCGACCGTTCAGGCCGGTAAATTCATGCCCTGCTATGCTAGACATGTTTCCAACTCTTCCGAATTATGATTGCCTTTATTGTATTTTGACAGACACCATAAGATCTTGCCAATTCAAATATTCTTGCTTCCCCAAGCGAATATTTACGCCTGATTTCTTTTACGTTGGCTTCAGTTAGGATGGCTTTTGAATGTCTCTCGCCTTTCCATGAACCATGACGCACTCCGTCAGCCATATTTTCGTGAATTGTGGCCCAGCGGAGATTGCTGATAGAATTGTTTGAGCGATTTGCATCACTGTGAGCACCATGATGGTCAGGCGTAGGCCGTGGCCCGACAAAAGCTGCCAAAACCAAGCTATGTGCTGAATTCATTCGCTGCTTCCCGTTGTCGCATGTCAGGTTGTGCCAACGGTATCCCCGAATTATCGTGCCCCTGAGAACCAAGCCAGCTCGGCGGTTTCCATGATTTACCCGAAGCCGGACTGCTCCCATGCTGCTCACTTCGTAAATCGGGGCGTGCGGCACCGTGCGCCATTCTTCGATCTCGCTCATCGCTCCCTCTCCAGCACGATGCCCTGGGGGAGTTCTGCCAGGGCACATCTGGCGCCGTCGATGTAACGTCTGGCGGCTGCCACGGCAGGATGACTGATCCCCGTTGCTGCAGACAGCAGGTCGGTTATCTCCCCCAGCAGATTATCAGCGATGCGCACTGCATGGCGGTCCAACGGCGTTGGGATGGTCTGCACAATGAAGCCCACCCCATGGCACACTGGGCACGCTTCATCTGGTTCACGCGCCATCAGGCAGGCGAAACAATCGGTTCTCATCTTCCCTCCAGCACGATACGGATGGCGGAGGCGAGGCGGCGATGCGCTTCCGTCTCGGCCAGGAGGGGAGAACGCGTGTCAAACCACTCGGCCTTCTCTTCGAGCAGTTCCGCGAATTGCCGAAGCCTTTCCCTGGCCTCCTCGCGGTCCTTGGGGGAGACGGTCGGGGCGGTCATAGCTGCAGACCCCCTGCAGCACATTTCAGACACAAGAATGCTGACCTGATCCTCGGAACGCGTTTGCGGCCAACCAGCATCGTTGACGTTACCTCTCGGGTGCTCAACTCCTGCGGATACCGCCACTTCGAGCATCCTGGGCATTCAACCTGCCGCAGGCCGCCTTTGTGCTGGGTCTCGGCCCATTCATGCCAGTCCAGATATCCCTCGGGTGCTGGGTCTCCGACCTTGAACCCTGGCGACATTGTCACGATCGCCTGACCAAATCGCACGTCCATTCATCGTTCTCCGTCGTTCTGGTTGAGCCACGTTCGCATTGCGACGACCCACGCCTAGATCGGGTCGGTGTTGTGCCATGGGCATTCGTCCAAAGCGTCCAGCTCAGCCTGAAGAGCAACGACAGCTCGAACGAGAGCAGGCCGGGCTTCTGATCGTGAAATATCCTCTGCCTGCGTTCGGATGGATATATTCTCGGCTTCAGTCACAACGATCGTAAATGTGATCTTCATCACTTTTCTCCCAGGAGCCCGCGAATAAGCACTGCCGCTTCTAATTGCTGCTGCGGCGTCGCAGTCCCACGGGTCAGCGCAAGAAGCAGCGCATAGTTTTCATGGAGGGCGGTTCCAGGCATCACGACATTGTCCCACGCGAACGTCGCAGCCATTTGGATCGCCTTGACCACGTTTTCTCTGGCGACAAAGCATCGCCGATGCTCATCGACGTAAATCGCCGCGTCGCGACCCGCCGCGGTTTGGACCATGATTTGCACCGCTCTCTCATAACTGAGAGGCTGGCGGGTTGCCGCCTCGTATCGGCACTGCGGGCAGCGGCAGGCGGGTTGCAAGGCAAAGGCGAAGGTCATCTCAGAAATCCAGCGTGGCGAGTTGCCGCGCCGGTTCCGTCTCGACCGCCTCGGGCAACGGGAAGCCGGTTCGCACGATATCGGCGGCCGTGCCTTCAGGCTGCTGCACGCCGGACGGCGCGGCGTTGCCCTCCCATCGGCTGCCCAGTATCTTGGCCTCGGCGAGCTGCATCAGCGATGCGATCTCGGCGAGTGTGACCACGATCAGCCGGCGCCCTTCGTGCTGGCTGCGGATTGTAACGGCGAGATCCGGCGGCAGCGTTGTCTCGGCCGATCCGCCGTCCGCGATGTTAGCGGCG